AAGCGGCAGAGCAGCTCATGCGGACAGGCGACATCCGTGCAATCGACCCTGGAGTCTTCCTCAAGTACGCTTCGGGCTGCCTCAAGCTAGCCGCACTCGCTCCTCCGCCTCGGCGCGACTCTCTCAAGGTCATCACAATCGTTGGGCCGACGGGGATCGGCAAGAGCTACTCCGTGCACGATCTACTGCCCGACATCTACGTCGTAAACATGGGGAACAGCGGCCTCTGGTGGGACGGCTACACTGGTCAACCGGCGGTCATGTTCGAAGAGTTCAAGGGCCAAGTGCAGCTGCAGAAGATGTTGCAGATCCTCGACCCGTATCCTCTCAGGCTGGAGATCAAGGGCGGCCTCGTCCCCGCTCGCTTCACGATGGTCTTCATCACCTCCAACTACACGCCCGACAAGTGGTACAAGAACGAGGACGGAGCCCGCGACGAAGAGATGAAGGCTCTCGCTCGCCGTCTCGACATCGGCGATCCAACTCGGATTCCACCTCGGCCTGACGGACCTCGCTACATCCACGTGGACTCACGCGACGCACTGCACCGCAGCCTCGACATGCTGAAGTGGAGCGGCATCCTGCCTGGCGCAGCAGCAGCAGCAGCAGCGCCGTGCGACGTCGACACGGCTCCGGTCTCCGATAGTGACGAGGAACCTCCTAAACTCCGCAGGGCCGTCGCACACATCACAGTCGCTGACGCTCCACACGACGCAGACATGGTCACTACAGCAGATGGTCAACAGTTCGTGCGCGACGACATCATCGCTCAGCACAGCCCTTCTTGGTTCGCCCCGCATCCCTGAAAATTTCTCACTGTAAACAGATGAAAATTTCTGTGCATTCTCTTCAAAAACCTTTGAGGACAAAAAAGAGAAAACTTTCAACTTCAATCAAAGTAACGAATGCGAGACTGAATTTCATGCAAAGTGATGTAGTTGGTAGCACCGCTGTACTGTGCGTAAGCAACAAGGTAAATGGCGCCTGTGGTAATGTCCCCAATGGTACCAGCATTGGCACCAAACTGGGTCTCGAGCTTGGTCTTCACAAAGAACTTAATGGGCAGCGTCTCTTGACCACCTTCAGAAAGTTCGAAGTACTGATCACGCAAAATGACAAACCTACTACGATTTGCCATGTTTACCTGAGAGTTGAAACTAGGGGCAGTACTGATGTTGTCAGAAAGCAGCGCAGAAAACAACGGGAAAGCTCCGTTTGGCTGCCGATCGTAAACAAGCATGACGCGAGACACAACGTGATTAGGTTGAGTGCCATTAATGGACAAGCACGCATTGAGGCTGATGGACTTAATCATGATCTTCGTACCGATGCGATTGAAAGCAGTAGCACCCTGCTGAACGCAGTTTAGCTCCGTAATGCCAGTAAAAGCGGTAGCAGGCTCGTGCCCAGAAGGAGGGGCAGCGGCGGTAAAAAGACCATACGGATTACCCTCGACAGGTGTAGCTACGCGGCAGTCGAAGAACTTGACTTCGCCGCGAAGCATTTGAGAATGACCGACAGCGTACATAGGAACGCCGCGAGGAATAGCAACAAGACGATTTGCAGCGTACGACGCAGCCCGCCGCTGACTACGGGATGCGGACTCATCTGCACGGAGCTGACCAACGGTCTTCCAGCTGGCTCGACTAACGGGAGTGCGAGCGACGATGATCCCAGGATTGCGAGAAGTCCCCAAAGCAAACGACATATCTTCTCCAGTTTTTTTTATTAAAAGTGATGACGTCAACACAGCTCTCACTTTTATGTACTTACTTTTCAGATGAACAATTCACATGAAAATCCTTTCGGCGAAAAGTGACGTCAATAATATCTAGATTCTTGTAACGAAGTGTAACGAAGTGCTGGGTAATAGTGGCCCAGCACTTCGGGCTAGTAAAATTTTGGTCCGACTAATGCGGGCATTTTTTCTAGTTACAGTGACTAAGTGAGGAGGGTCGTCGACCCTCCTATCCGACTGGGATTGGGCGGCAAGTGGGTATTTAAACAGGGCGCGCTCACCCCCCGCGCGCCCTGCTCAAGTATTCATTTTCTGTTCAATCACAATTGATAGTCGCAATTGTGCAATTTAAGCAGTGACGTAACTCGATCGTCATCGATGATGTCATAACGAAAGTCAGAAGAAACTGCACCTTGACGGAACACGTCACGACAACTGAATGACTACCACGCAACTGTGACTTTTTCATTTTTTTTAACGCAAAGTGAACAAGCAACAGCATGGCGGACGGCAAGGCGGACGGCATATGCATGCTCCGAGCAGCGGGTGCAGGGAAACCAGCGCGCGCGTGGTGCTTCACGGAGAACAACCCAACGCGCAAGGTGCTCTTTCCAGACGGACTCCCGGACGGCGTCAAGTACATCGTCTACCAGCTCGAGCGCGGCGAGCAAGGAACGCCTCATCTCCAAGGCTACATTCAGCTCTCTCGTCCTCAACGCATGGCGTGGCTCAGGAAGATCACAAGCAAGACAGCCGAAGGAGAAGTCTTCCACGTCTTTGACCGCGCCCATTTCATCACTGCCGGGGGTAACGCCGAGCAGAACAAAGCGTACTGCACGAAGACCGAAGGTCGTCTCGAAGGACCCTGGACGCTCGGCGAGGCTGCAAAGCAAGGCGATCGGACTGACCTCAAAGAAGCGGCAGAGCAGCTCATGCGGACAGGCGACATCCGTGCAATCGACCCTGGAGTCTTCCTCAAGTACGCTTCGGGCTGCCTCAAGCTAGCCGCACTCGCTCCTCCGCCTCGGCGCGACTC